TCCGATGGATCAATATGATGTCCTGGGCCTGCGCTGGAATGGGGCGGCGTGGGTGGAGTTATACAGGACAGGGCCGAGGATATAGGCATGGAAGCCACGAAGGATAGAATGTACAAAGAGATCGGCAAGCTGTTCATGGAGAACGTCCTGCTGCGCCAGGCGTTGGGTGAGGACGAGCAAGAGATATCGAGGATGGCGACCGAGGTGGGGTCCCTGCGCCAGCGAAACAAGAAGCTCAGCGCTACCGCAATGGAGCAAGAGGAGAACCTGATTGCGCTGAACGAGCGGCTAGTTGGCAAGAAGGCAGTAACTTGACAAATTCGGGCGGGCCTGTATAATAGGGCTTGGGGTCAATTAGATTGGGAGGTGCAAAATGAAGGGTAAGGGATGGCTGCTAATAGCAATGGTGCTTGCCATAACAGCGGCATCAATCATGCTGGCAGCGTGCCAGAGAGACCAGGTACAACCAGAGGCACAAGGCTTGTGGGCCACCTACCACGTGTTCCAGACAGCCGCGGTCACCACCACCAACGGCACAGCCATGAACGTGAAGGGCATACCAGCCGTTGGGTTGCAGGTAACAGGCATCACCACCGCTACCATCACCTTTGAGATGACGGGTGACGGGACGAACTGGGAGGCGGTGCGGGCTATCAACCTGGGCACAGGGACAGGCGCGACCACCACGACGGCAGACGGCGTGTTCCTGATTCCAATGGGCGGGCAGTACCAGTTCCGCGCCCGCATTAGCTCGTGGACGGCTGGCACGATCACCGTATCGGGCTACGGCGTGACGGACGGATTCTACTCGTCCGCTGGCCTGATGGACTCTCTGGAAATCGTCGGTGAGTTGGACGCGGGTTCGGTCACCGCGTCCTACATCACCGCCACTATACAACTCTCTACAGACAAGTTTCTCACGCCCTACGAAAACACCGTCACCGTAGCCAAGAGCGGCGGGGACTTCGCCACCATTCAGGGAGCGATAGACTCCATCACCGACGCGGCGGCCGACAAGAAGTACGCGATACTCATCTATCCTGGCACGTACACCGAGAACATCACGGGCACGAACCACGTTAACTTGCGCGGCATGGGTGCCAGTCCAGGACAAACTACGATCACAGCTGCCAGCGGAACGGTGCTGACCGTACAGACTGGTTCTAACTCACAGTACGAGAACATCGCCTTCGCTGCAACTGGCACAGCAGAGGTGATTAACGTACCTGTTGGGGCTAACGGCAAGGAGATTAAGTTTGTTAGGTGTGTGATCAAAGCCACATACGCCAGCCGAGCCGATGACATGGTGGTTATCAACTCTGGCGACGTTCAGTTCGGGCGATGCACGTTCAAGTACATCCAGACTGGCGCTGCTACAGTTATGGTAACACACCGCGCTATCAGGGTCGCGGCGGACTCTGACGCGGTTGGCACGTATAGTAGCATTATCAGCATCGACATTGACGATACCAACGCCAACAATTTCTGCTTCCTGCGACTGGATAGCGGCGCAGATTGTTCTGTTAACCTGGACGCCAGCTGGTACAAGATAGACACGGAGATCACTGGAACGTCATCGTTATTCTGTGATTACGACGCTTGTGGCACAGAGGAGCGGAACGTGTGGGCAAACCACGTTGACCTGTGTGCTGCTGCTGGTGGCACAGCCACGGCGTACGTGCTTGACGACGTAGTTACGACCGCGCGCTCCATGAGCAACTTCCTTCACCTGGCAGGTGGAACGAAGTACGTTGCCAGCATTGGCACGGCGGCAACGCTTGTCAGCAACTTCGATGAAATAACAGGCGTGACCGTAGAGAGCGAGACGACTGGCGCGGGGACGTACAGCGCGGTGAACAGCCCAGCCGACGACATCTTCGCAGTTACAGACGACATCCACGCCAGCTACATTGAGTTTGACGACGCTAGCGATACCTATATTGGCCTGGACAAGGTTTATACGGACTACTTCGGCTTCATAAATAACTACACCAACTTCTGGCTCGGTTACGCAGCCGATCCGAACATCTGGGTAAACTATGATGTGGATGCGGACGTCTTCTTCGGCCATAGCGGCGATACTGACATCAGAATTTACTCTGGCACTGCCTACTCGACATTAGACCAGGGCCTGGCCGACTTCACGATCACCAACGCGGCCACGAACGGGGACATTGTTCTGGAAGCGAACGGCACAGGGGGCGTCAAGATCAACACGCTCCTCACAGAAGCTGCGAACACGGGCATCACCCTCGCGACGACCGACTTCGGCAAGACCATCACCATCGACGCTGCTGGCACGCAGACCGTCACCCTGCCGTCGGTAGCGGCTACCGACCTCGGAGCGTGGTTCAGGGTAGTCAAGCTGGGGGCGGGCATGGTCGTGATAGACGCGGCAGACAGCGACACTATAGCGGACAGCGGCGCGGGCGATACCATATACAATAGCGAGGCTGGTGAGGTTTATGCTGTCATCACGTTGCAATTAGCGGCAACGACAAAGTGGGTAGTGACTGGTGCTCACGGCACTTGGATCACTACAGACTAGGGAGGGTATAAAATGGCTAAGAGGTTTCAGTTTGGGGTTTGGGTACTAGACGAAGACGACATGGCTACTGATTCTGCTGCAGCGGTAGCTACTCAGCAGTCCATTAAGGCTTACGTGGATGCACAGCAGTATTATGGCGTGGCCTGGGATGAGAGCGGAGATACCTATGCCAGGACAGGACGACTGGCGGGGGTGGCGGCGGGTAGCTCGCCTGGGAATTCAGCACTGCCCATCCAGGCAGCGATGCGCCGCTGTGTCCTCAGTGACGCGGGCGCAGTCCAATACTACCTTGATCCGACTGACAGTACGAAGAAGCTCAGTGGTGAGGCGTCTGACCTGGTGGGCGGGGACGGCCAGGTAATGGTAGAGATTCTGAAGTTTTACCGCCGATATAGCTACTCTGGCACAACTCACCAATGGGACATATCCTTTTTCCAGTTGGCAGGCTTTGACGTGCACCCTGCGTTTCTGAAGAACGGGGTTGAGGTAGACTTCCGTTATATTGGCGCATACGAGTGTGTGCTGTACGACACGTCCGAAAGCAAATACGTAAATGGGCTATATTTGCCTTCCAGTGCTACGTACACTATCTCCTTTGCAGATAACGGGGTGTCTGATGATACAATCACATCTGATGCTAATACCCACGCATTTACCAACCTAGAGGCCACCGTCGATAAAATAGTAGTCAGTGGCAGCACAGTCAACGACGGGACGTATGACATCAAAAGCGTGACTGATACGGTCATCACCTTAGAGACTGGTTCGCTGGCAGGAACGCAAGCAAATGACGAGTGTGTGATTCAAGTCCAGCGAGATTGGACGGCAACTTCGGGGGACGTGCTAGGGTCTGTTTCAGGGAAAGCTCCTATGAACTATGGCACACGAGCCAACTTCCGTGCTGCCGCTGACAATCGTGGCACAGGTTGGCGGCAGTTTGACTTCTACTTGGCGTCGGCCATCCAGTTGCTCTATCTGGTGGAGTATGCCGATTTCTATTCTCAGTCTATGATTGGCAACGGATTGACCGACTGGGCTGCTGGTTGGCCTGCGTGGAATAACTCCAATCCGATTGAGACAACGGGCAACAGTAATTCAGACGGAGATGTGACTGCTAATACAAGCGGCGGCGATGCTACTGCTGGCAGTTACATGAGCTACAGGGGAATTGAGAATTGGTATGGGCATATCTGGAAATGGGTAGATGGGTTCAATATCAACGGCAACGTGCCGTACTTTAGCAATACCGACACAGATTTTGCAGACGATACCGCTACGAACTATGATGACCCCAGTATCACACTGCCGAATTCCAATGAATACCAGAACACACTTGAGCAGATAGATGAGGGCTTTTTGCCAGCCAGTGTTGGTAGTCCAGGGACAGCCACGACTAAAATCACAGATTACTACTATCAGGCCAGCGGTTGGCGGGTCGCGCCGCTGGGCGGGAATGCGTCGTACGGTGCGAGTGCTGGTGGGTTCTGTTGGAATTTGGCTGCCGCTTCTTCCAGTTTGTATCGGACTTTCGGCGGTCGGGTCTGCTACTAATGTTAATTATGTAAACTTCTGGTTTTTCATATCAAAACCACTAGCAGTTAGCGAGTCACGAAACTAGGCAGGAATGCGTCGAACAGTGCGAATGCTAGTGAGTTCTATTGGAATTTGAATAACACTTCTTCCAATTTGAATCAGAATATCGGCAGTCAGGTCAGCTTATTGAAAGTCTGCGGATATGGAAAACCATGCCTCTTGGCAAAATAAATAACTGCCCCATAAGGTGTTGGTAGGATGGATACATCTCGAAGGCTCCGGGGTAAAATAAGCAGAATGAAACGATACGGTTATCTGTATGAGAAGATGTGGGATATGGACAATATCCAGGAGGCCCACCGCAACGCGCAGCGCGGCAAGAGGCATTACCGTGAAGTGCAAATGGTGAATGCAGATGAGGAAAAGTATCTGGCGCAAGTTCAAGTAATGCTACGCGATAAGACATTTCGCAATTCAGAGTATGAGGTGTTTACCAAAACTGACAGCGGCAAGGAGCGCGAAATCTTCAAATTGCCGTACTTCCCAGACAGGATCGTGCATCACTGTATCATGCAAATACTTGAACCCATCTGGATGAAGACGCTCATCGCGGATACTTATTCATCGTTGAAAGGGCGTGGCATTCACAAAGGCGTCAAACGAGTAAAGCTGGCACTGCGGGACAGAGAAAATACACAGTATTGCTTGAAGTTTGATGTGCGTAAGTTCTATCCATCCGTTGATCATGACATCCTAAAGTCCATAATTCGCAGGAAGATCAAAGACCCAGATGTTCTATGGCTACTAGATGAGATTATAGATTCTACTGATGGTATCCCAATCGGCAATTATCTTAGCCAATACTTTGGCAATTTATACCTGGCGTATTTTGACCACTGGATGAAAGAAGAAAAATACTGTCGGTACTATTTTCGATACTGTGATGACATAGTTGTACTGCATAGTGACAAGCAGTTTCTACATGAATTGTTTGAGGATGTGCAAGAATATTTGTCTACTAACTTGAATTTAGTTGTCAAATCCAATTATCAGATATTTCCAGTAGACAAACGCGGTATTGATTTTCTCGGCTATCGCTTCTTCCACGATTACACATTGTTGCGCAAGAGCATTGCACAGCGATTCAAAGCAAAGATATTGAAAGTTAGACGAGGATGGCAAGACATGCGGCCCAGTCAAATTGTAAATGGCATCATGAGCTACTGGGGCTGGATGAAACATGGCAACTGCTTGAATCTAGCCAAGAAGCACATTGACGGAGAGATCAGGCAAATCGTGGCAAGAACATGCGAGATGGAAGGTACGAAGAATCCATTAAGGAGTCTTAAATGGCTATAAGCGAGAGTGGCACGTATCCTAATCAATTCGCCCAATCACGGGGGAAGACACTGTTTCATTGGGACATTGAGGAGAAGCAAGTTGTAGACCCTGTGACTAGCAAGGTGTCTACGAAGTTTGTCTATAACGAGGTTGCCATTACTGGGCCAGTCACCAAGGGCAAGGTGCTGGAGGCGATGCGGCTGGCGGAACTAGAGCAAGACAGTGGCAACGCCAGCGACGCGGCAGCGCAGTACGAGGACGCAAAGAGCGCGACAGACTTGTCGGACATCGCGGGCCTCACTTATGCGCAACTGGATACGTACATTGACGGCAATGTCACAGACCTAGCCTCGGCAAGGGCGTTCATTAAGAAACTGGCGAAGGTGACGCTGGCAATACTCAAGAGGCAAGATTTGGGCTAGAGCAAGATAAACGAGATGAGAGCTTCTACGACAGCAGAGTGAGGCGGGCCACGGGGATGAGCGACGTGGAGGCACTGGCGCGGCGGGATCGGATAGCCGACTACCTGGACGGCCTGGAATGTGACACGACGGCGCTGAGGGCGGCCACGACGGAAGGCGAGCAGATGGCGGGGATCGTCCATGCGTTGGGCTTCGAGATGGCGCAGTTGTGGGTCGCGATGCAGAGGTAGTGGACAGGCGTAAAACTTATGTCATGCAAAGAGAAGGCCGCTGGCGGTGATACCAGCGGCCTTTTGTGTAGCAGGAGTTGTAAGGGATTGCTTTACAACTGACAAGTTTTGCTTGTCAGTTCGCTGAAGGGTAGC